AATTTAGATGAACCAAAAGCTAAGGAGTATGATGAATTCCTAGAAAGGAATAGTTTCGATAAATACTCAGATAGAAAAAAAACATATATCTAGTCCAACCACGCTACAATGCATGTATTGGAAACAGGTGGAACCGGTAGATATAAAAAGTAACCAACCATAAAAAATAAGCCTTGCATAAATTAGGAGAAGAGCTCCTTTCCATATCATTATAAAGCCTCCCTTAAAAGGTGAAAGCGTCGTCAACACAAATTGGCGGCGCTTTTTTTGTCTCATCCCCTTCCGCAAAGAACTAGCAACAACCTCGCAACAAGCTAGCAAGGAGATATTTATTTAGCAAGGCACTTCTCTGGATTTTTGTGGTGTCCGGGATAACCCGGATATGACCATAAAAAACTTCACATATGGAAGCAGAGAAAATTATTAAGGAGAAAGAGATCGTCCATGAGGATGAGCACAAGGATTACGCAAGCAAGGGCGTGGGTAACGCCGGCTTGACATTGGGTATCATTGGTACGGCTCTTGGAGCTTGGGCGGTGTCACGTAACCGTGGCGGCTTGTTCGGCGGTGGCTGGGGAGCCGGTATGCCGGAAAACGTTAACATCAACACGACCACAGGAGGCGGTGGTGGTTCCGGTGTAGGCGCTCCGACAGCGTTCATGGCTTGGGAGAAAGGCTGTGAGGAGGCGTTATCGCTTACAAACGCAATGTGGGGATTGAAAGTCTCAGGTATGCAAGCCGATTACGATCACCGCCAGACGGATATCGCCGAGAAATTCGCCTTGTGGAAATCACAGGTAGACGCTGATTTCGGATTGTACAAGTCACAGGTAGACGCTGATTTTGGTCTATACAAGAACCAAAGAGACCAGTTCGATGTCTTGAAGGCTCAGATTGATGAATTGAGGTGTCAGGTGGCTGTAGGTTCGGCGATTCGTCCTTACCAAGACAAGTTGCTTCAATGCGAGATCGAGAAGGCGTTCACGGCTAGTGTCAATTACACCGATCGTAGAACCTGCCGTATGATCACGGGAGAATTGGTATTGCCTAATACCCCTACGGTAACAGGCTATCCTAGCTACAATCCGTGCTCATGTCCGGCATCCGCTCCGGCACCTACGGCTTAAGGTAAAGTTAGTGGCTTGTGCTCCCTAGGGGGCGCTTGCCGCTTTCCTTTTTTTAACCACTAACAGTATTATCATGCAGACAAATGTTTTTTTAGGGGGGAGTGACCCTGTATTAGGTAGCAATCCTTATAATCCGAATATAAGCGAGATAGAAGCAAACATTCAGCGTCTCCAGCAAGCGCAGCAACAGATGGAGATCCAGAAGCAACGTATGCTTAACCCTTCTGCGCAACAGGCCCAAAGCCGTAATCCGGTGTGGGACGAGATAGATAAGCTCGTTAGCGAGATGTCGGATAGCGAGTTCGAAATGGTCAATAACAATCCGGAGTATCAACAGGCCTACCAAAAGGTAATGTCCATCCTTAACCGTGAATACATGCGCATCATGCGTCCGTTGGTGGAGGAGAGCAAGGACGGAAAGGCCGCCTTGGAGGAATTGTTGGGAATGGCCAAGAAGATAAAGAAATCGGCCTCAGAGGAGGTTAACAAGAACATGGCGTTGTTCGCTGAGTACACGGCCAAATACGCCGATATGCCATACGCCGACTTCCTTAAATTGAAGAATAGCGGAAAAGGAGGTAAGAAATGACACGTGAGGAAGGTATGCTTATCGAATTGATCGATAAGGTCAAGAGACAAGGGTATGCTATCAGTACCTTGAGAGAGGAAGTGGAACAATTAAAGAAAGAGTCCTATGGAACTAAAGCAACAAGCTCTAGAGCTAAAAAGCAGGCTAATTAACTCGGTGGAGATATGGGCGGAGGAAAGGGTTGACTCTTTCGTCTCCGGGAACACGGCGTTCAAGCCTCTTGGAAAGTATCTTAAAAGGGGTGTCCATAACATCCTCGTGCAAAAGGATAAGGAGATCACTGAGAAAGTGGAAGGATTCATGTTGTTTGCGGCTGACGAGAATGGCAATTATGACAAGGAAGAGCTATTCGATGACGCTATGAACGTATTCAAGAGCATGAAGCCGTATAAGTTCGAGCAAGGATTCTTGAAGGGTACGATCGGGGAGGGATCTATATTGGTGGAACTTCCGGATAACGCTCTTATGAATTTTATCCTAGGCGAAACGAACGCTATCCGTATAACGGAAGCGGATTTTCTGGAACTGAAATCAATATTCACAGAATAAAATAAATGACAGGGTATGAGATACAAGGAATTGATGAAGGACTATCATTCGAAAGGGATGGTATCCGAGAAAAAGATGTGGGAGGCCATAGGAGAGCTGGACGAGGCGATGGAGTGTCTAAAGGAAAAAGATCCCGACACGTATGACGAGGCCATACGTGATATACATGAGGTTTTTTGCGGTCCTCATTATAATGAGCATTTCGCTAAGATGGACGTGGCGGCAATGCACCATAAAGGCAAGTCGGGGGAGGATAAGGGTGAGCACTGGAACATCCAGCAAGTAACCGCCGTCGCTAAAGGCATGAGCGTACCGGGCAACGCTAATATTTGGGACGTTTACGTTGCGCTAAATTCAGCGTGGCACGACAAGGAAGTAAAGTTCACGGAATGGTTCGGTCCGGATGCCGAGAAAAAGATCATCGAGGACGCTGTCAATTTCTACTTCATGGATGATGACGCTCCTGAAGGCAAGGTCTGGATTTACATGTGCGCCATGGATGACTAAGACACGATCACATAACAAGAAAAGAAACGATTCTGTAAGACGGGAAATAGACCGCCTTATAGAATCGTTGTCGTTCGAGCCTGTCAACTTCTACGAGGTTATGGCCAGAATTAGGCACTTGATGTGCCTGTTATGATATCTCTGAAATTAGGCAACTGCAAATAGAACGAGAATCTGCTTAACGGTCTCCATCGTTCAAGCAATGATCGGTTACACTCATTCCATCCATCTTTTCCGAAGCGGATATCCAAGGCATTAGTTATCTTACGCACGATAGACTGGATGTATGGTACATTTGCCCTGTTCCCAATGGAAGGGGTATAAATACATATTTTGTATATTCCTCCATTATTACAATCCCAGTTTCCCCTGTAAAAAGTGATATGGGCTTTGTCTAGTATCGCCTCGTCTGACAAGCTTATAAATCCGTTGTAACATCCGACGTACCTAGCTTCGAATACTTTTAATCCAGTGGACGATCGAAGAAGCTTTTTCAATCCTCTCTCGTCCCGGACAATTTGGCTTATTCCCATGAATTAATGATTATATAGTCCCCGCAATCTTCAATATACTTTATTCCGGCACTATCAAGAGTATTCTCTATGTCCACTTGGCACAGGCAAGATTCCGGTATGATATTGTCATACCCTTCCGCTGGGATCATTTTCGTGATTTGCGGGAAATGATCCTCTAGTTGTTTAGGGGATTGTATTTCTACATCCCCGTCGTAAATAAGTACGCACATAACTGTCATCCAAATATGTAATATTTTCCGGCCTCATAAACCATTTTTGTAGAAGGATCATCCAGTTCGCCATCCTCCAAATCACTTTTTGGAATACACTCATCCCATAAGATGTTATAGAACATATCTTCTGAATTTTTTTCTAATGCGCATTGCTTGCGTAAACAAAAATCCTCTCCCCAAATGGCGACATCTTGCTGTTGCTCTTCCTGTGTCATACTGGAGATCTTATCACTTAATTCTTTCCAAGTCATATCTTTTAAATTATGAGCCTTCCCATGAAGGCTCGGTTAATACTATTCCTCTAATAGTCTAATAAAAGACCTCATGTACTCGCAATTCTGATTGCAATCATTCATTTGATTGCACATTCGATCATTGTCTTTAGAGAGGTTTGGACAACTTTTCCAGTGAGCATTAATAGCTTCTGCCATTTCCCATTCGGCACCTGCTATAAATCCCTGATAATACGCCGGGAATGCACTACCGCTACTCCTGCTTTCAGCGAATAAATGAGCCGCTTCTTCTACCGTCTGTCTCTTATCAATATCTCTTTCCATGTTTATTCTCCCTTAATTCGTTGTATCTCATTTTCTGCTCGATGTGCCACAAGAGATCTATATAGAGCAAGTCCGCATTAAGAAATATAATTACGATTGAAGCCTTGATAACTTCTGCAATATCTCTATCCTCTGTTAGGATAGATGTTGAAAAGAACATCCTCTCAGTAAAAGACATTTCTTTTAAAGCATCATCCCAATCTTTATATTCCGGTTCTTCCATGAAATCGTAGATATCATCAAGGCTGATATCTAACGATCCTGCGAGATCCAGCAAGCGGATGCAGGCATCACTAAGCTCATCTTCAACGGTATCTTTAATATTGCTTTTGAAGGCATATATAAATTCTTCATCTTTTGTTTTAGGATCATCCATTAAGATTATCCAATCCTCAAAAACCTTCCTTCTTGCGTATAGACCTTTCCTGTCCGCTTCCACGGCCTCAGAAAGCTCTGTTATCACTAGCATCAGAAGATGTCCATTGCTCAACTCCGTGTCATGAAACCCGTGATCGCATGCGCATTTGTACGCACGGTCACGGAGTGCGTTGAAATCAATCTTGCTCATATTTATTTTCTTTTTTAATTAAACCTATCACATATTCGCATCCTGCTTCAAACCCCTTGTTATATCCCATACTATCACGGCCCTTGAAATAAAAAGAACCTAAGCATAACATAAATCCTATTATCATCAATATGAGTCCTAGGCCGAAGAAGGGTTGGGAAAAAGATATATGGAAAGGCTTAAACTGTATTGTCATTCCGGAGGATAATATGAATATTACTGAAAGCATAATGACTGCGGGTAGTATTGCCTTAATCATTTGATCCTCCTTTCAGCAATTCGAGATTGTCATAAACATTCCCAATAACACTTCCTTGGCACACCTCAAAGTCTAGCAGTTCACATGGATTAACCCCATCTAGGGATATGCACCATCCTGTATGTTCATACAAGTCAATTACTTTGGGAAACTCTCTTTTCTCTTCATGTTTCCATGTTGAGAATATAACGGCATAAATACGTCCGCTTGGGGCTTTTATTAAATCCCCCTCGTAAATCTCCTTTCCGCTCTTGTCTTTTAGGCCAGTGTACTGGCCTATAGTTGTTTTATCGCACATAACTCCAGACAATCGAAAGAAGTGAGTATCACCTCTAAAATTATACTCTATCTCAACATACAGTTCATTCCGCTGGTCTATAATGCAATAGTCGTCGGCTTGAACCAATCCACCATACGCCCATTTATTATTATCAATACGCTTCGCTCTGAATTTAATCTCACGCATTTGATCCTCCTTTCTCTGTTAAATATTTCTTATTCAAGTGACCTCTCTTGATGAGCCACTCAATAGCGTCAATCACATTGTCCATCAAGTTCTCCTTGTTGAAGGAGTTTGCGCAAGTATAAGTCTTGTCGCCTTCCTCATCCTCGATCTTGTCCGATGCGTACATGAGTTCAACGAAATTTCCGGATAGGTAATAAACCATCCCGTCAATATCATCTTGATATGATTTAGGCATCATATCTATCAGCTTGGATAGAGACCAAGCCGGGCAATCGTCTTGGTATGAACGATCGTAATACTGGCTATCTCTAAGAAGTATAGTTTCTGTCAAAGTGTATGTCTCTCCGTATACATTATAGAAAAACTTTCCTTTTTCGTCTTTACGGATATCCTCCCATGGTGCTATATTACTTTCATCGTCAACATATAGTAAAACCATGTCTGCCGTATCCGGTCTCATCCCGGCCTCTAATAGCCGGGATGATTGTTCTTTATTCGTGCAAATTTGATTCATGATTGTTTATTTAATTAATTCAAACTCGTAAACTATAACATATGGATTCGATTCCCACGTATATTTACCACAGACGCAATCTATCAATGAGGAAAAAGCCTCTAAAGGGGTATCATATTCCTTATATTGTCCATTAGGACAATTATAGCGTGTAATTCCATGATGCCAATAATATCTTCCCCATTCACCGTCGGCGGATTTGTGCATAGTCATCGTTATTCCCTCATTCAAGCAATCATCGTTGGATATATCCTGTAATCTCTCAACTTTGATATTAGTAATACGGATATGGTGTTTGCAAGCTTCCGCACGGACAAACATCTTATTGTTCCATCCTTTAGATTCCCCCAAGGTACCCCTAATCACTCTCCAATCTTTAGGGCTTCTGTCAAGAGCATCAGCGTCATATCCGAGTTCTTTATAACTTTGCGCTATGGCGACCTCTTCTCCGATTTTATACCGAGTATTTTTAGAGGCAAGGAGATAACCGTCATCGGAATAAATACAAATCTTATTATCCTCTATTTTTGGATATGAATCCTCATAGTTATAAAGATAAAATCTTATATTACAATCGAGTTCAAGTATCCTTGTCTGTGTCTTTCTACCTTCAAGGACTAACTTGGTTAGGTTAAATCGATCATTGAACATTATTTTATTCATACTTTATTCCTCCTTCACTTCTAAAAATATTACATCTTGATTGTCTATCCTTTGTAAATCTAGACAAGCCATATTCCCACATTCTTCTTTAGGTCTGCTAAAGAAATAGCAGTCAATGCAAAGACCTTCGCAAACCTTTAGATTAACCTTCCCTTGACGGAACGTCTCGCCTATAGCGTATTCTTTAGCCATATATGTCTTTATTTTAAACTTGGCATTAATATTACATTTATCCCATTCTCGAACCTAAACAGGTTAGGTCCAGATGAAGGGTTCGAAACAAGAACACAAGAGGTGATATCAATAAGCTTCATGAGATTTATCATTTTAAGCACACGCCCGGATTTAAAAGGATTCCCGTGTATGTCGATGTCATATTGGGGATCTTTTATCATTTCCCCGGTCTCGCCTAAATGACCCTCTCCACGACATACGGGGCATTCCTCCTCTTCCGTATAGGTCGTTCCATCAAAATAAAACTCATAATCAACCATCCCGGTACCAGCGCAAGCCTCGCACTTATACGTTTCATTTATCATCGGAACGTCATTGTACAATTCCTTCAACCAAGACAATTCTATGATCTCATGGCATTCTTTCCTTATATCCAACACAGATGATACATCTGGCTTATCTTGATCCGGATAGTTAAACCCTATCAAGGATATAGGTATTGTAATAAGTGTGATAGCGTCAGTGGCACATATCATGCCTCCTTGCTTGAACGCTTGGTTTAATGCGGGTCTATACTTGTCGTTACCGACAAATAAATTGAGGATTTTTGTTTCATTTTTCATATCTACCCCTCCTGAATAATTATGTATTCTATCTCTTTGTCATACGTCACGTCCACCGGATCGTACTCATATTCTCCATCGGACGTTCGGAGCATTACCTCCGCTTCCGGGTCTTGCTCTTGGAGAAGAGCGATTAGTTCTTTATTTCTCATGCTAATTTTCTCCTGTTGATTTAAGGGGGTATCCCTTGGACGGAATACCCCGGGTAAGTATTAGTTCTGCTCTGCGAGTTTCTTGAACTCCCCTAGCAACATATAGATCGTGGCGATATCGTCCTTGAAACGATCCACCGTCTCATCGTTCACGCACCATGTGTAATTGAACACGAGCTCAGTGAGCTGGTCGCAAAGTTCGCTTGGAAGTATCACCTTGTTCATTAACTCGTTGAACGAGGTGAAGTCGTATTGCTTAGATAACATGGAATGGAATGTTAGGTGTTATACGGCCTTCCAAGTAATCGTTCAAGTAGTCACGAAGACGCTTGATCCTGTCTTTATCGGACATAGAGAACATAAATTCCTCTTCCGCGTCTTCTGTGCACACTGATATGACTAATATCGGTTTCTCTGTTCCGGCAATAGGCTTATGGTTCTCGTCTACGATGTACGAATATGAAGGCCATAGCTCTATTGTTTCTCCGGACGCTCCGATCAGTACTATTGAGTTATGTTCTTTTTCCCATCTTTCTATCTCTTCCATGCTCATATCATAAGTATGGATATAATCAAGATTCACTTCGCACATAACGTATCAGTTTTTACGGTTAAACACCTCGTCAAGTATTTCGTCCGGGAATACGCTCACGTTACCCCATCGAACGTCCGGTATCTTGGTTATCTCGACACCCCTTTTCTTGCATAAAGAGCTTGCCTTCCTTCCCATCGCACCGTATCGTTGGACATCGAGCTTGATATTGTTTCGTGACACGTAAGCTACGATAGTTGATCTTTTTAGATCGGTTGTAGTCCGTTGCTTTATCTCATCTACTTCCTTTCGCAACTTAGCCTGATTCTCCTCCAATGCTTTCATCTTTCGCTCGTTTTCAACAAGCATCTGCGCTTGGCGCAATATCAGTTCTGCTTGTGATAAAGGTTTGTTAAACTCTTCCTCGCAAGCGATGAAGTAACGGCGTGCTTGCTTCCCCTTTTCGTTTCCTTCCACCATTGAGATCTCCTTAGCCGATTGAATTGTCAATGCGTATTCTGTCCTTGTGGAATAACCTCCGTTTGCAGTTTCATAATTTTCGGAAGCTGTAACATAGTCCACGTTTTCAATAAGATCGCATTTTTCAATCCTGTTCTTGATCCAATCAGTGAATTTTTGTTTACTCTCCAAGAACACGTGAAGTGCCCTAGCGTTAACGGCTTTCTTGCCATTACTCTCATTAATGGGGATTAACGCCCCTACGTTTGTTGTAATTTCCGCCATAATATTTGAACGTTTTTTGGCATTACAGGAAAGTTTAGTGCTACATCCCTACTTAGCAGGGCAAACAAAAGCGGTTGCTTCCGACCCGTTGTTCAAACCTTCTATAGGCACGGTGCGCCATTAAGCAACACCACGGGAGAAACAACCGCTATATCATATAGATGCAACGATCTTACAAGCATAAAAAATGCCCGCTATATATGGCAGGCTTCCGCTTGCCTATAGAAAAGTTTGAACGTTGCAAATGTACCACTTCTTTCCAAAACGCCAAATAAAATCCTTGAAAAATTAACCAGCTTTCTCAAAAGCCTTGTTAAACACCCTCGGATCAAGTATAGCGTTCGTTATCGCCGTGAACGCCTTCACGATCTCGGGCTGCTCATTTAAGTTTATTTTCACGTCCTTCCCGGTGACCTCGCTTGATAACCGGTCACTTAGGAACTCTACCCTGCCCAAATCTAGATAGGACAGGGGATTGTACGCCAACGGGACGATTCCCCGCATCCTTTCGCCGAAATCGTATATCGTGATCCTAGACATCTGCGCAATCATGTTTATCGTGGATGACAAGGATGCTATCCTGTTCGCCGAACCGGATACCCCGTGATCCAGCAATATCTGGCTGATCGTGTAGTAGTACCGGTCTATGTGGGGCTGCACGTCCTCCTCCATGCTTTGCGTTATCTCGGCGAACGCCTCCTTGTTGGCCTTGGCTATCCGGAAGATGTTGGTGTTATAAGCGTTTATCCCCCTCTCGATAGCGTTGGCCGTCCGTTTTGCGTTATGCCTGTAGTGCTCGCTATTCCTTATGGCCTCCATGAGTGATACCGTGTAGTTATACACTTGGTCGTTCAAGAAAAGCACCATGTAGGTTAGCGAGGTGACAAGGCCGTTCGTGTCCTTGTCGATCTCTTCCCAATCGTTGTATTGCTTCATGACTTATTTATCGAATTTGATTTGGTACAGGTGGAAACAATTCTCGTGCAGGTTAACAAATTCCTTACGTGGAGGGAATATCTGAGCTACCTGCATGCTGTCCGGCATAAACTTGTATCGTATCTCTTTCAGTTCGTAATATCCGAGCGTGTGATTGGCGGATACGGACAGATGCCATTCACCCATTTCCTTATTTATGAGGATGTCCTTTCCTTTGTAGGTGAACATACCCGTCTCGTAAACTCCGTGCTCATCCTCGATATGCTCATATATGAAATCGATCGGAAGCATCGTAAATGCCATTGGTAATGGCCGTTTATATTTCTTCAATTCCTCATTTGTCATTTTCTCTGTTTTTTTATTTATCTCATCATAGATGAATGCAGTTTTCAACTATGATGAATGAATTGATACCTCTATCGCCTTGAATATCTCAAATGCTACTTGTGGGACGATGGCGTTTCCGTAGGCTTTTATGGATTCTTGTCTCCATTTTGTGAAAGGAATGGCAAGGTAGTCCACATCAAAGGGTAACCCATCATTTCTTCGACAAACAGGGGGTTGAGTTGGGAAGTCTTTCCATCGTTTTGCTGACAATGCTGGCCAATCATTACTGGTATATTGCATAAGGCATCGTCTCTTCTTTTCCCGTTCTTCCGAACTAATCCTTTCGGTGATACCGATGGTTGATAGTCTCTCATTGTCGGAGTCGGCAAAAGCCCTGATACAGCAAGATCGTTCAACTCCATTGTCCAGCCTTGCGATATTTTCCTCCTCGATCTCCCGTCCGTTATTTTTGAGCCATGTTTGTAGCTTCTCGCCGTAGGTGTCGGTAACATCTTTTTGTAGGCCGCCTCCGGTAATCCCTGTTGTTTGCTGTTCGGACCCCTTCGCTTGAAATCTTGTGCCGTTGGAGTGGGAAGTAGACCCACGTCCATGAATTTCGTTTTCCCGTTCTTGTCGCAAACCTTCAATCCTTGCGTCTGAACGGTCGGAAGCAATGAACCATACCCTGTCCCTCTTGTGCGGCGCTCCGACACCGCAAGCTGGAATAAGAATCGGCTGGACGGTATATCCTTCACGTTCAAGATCTCGGCAGACGGTTTCGATAACGTACTCTTGTTCGAGTATTGTTTCCTTGTCAGCCTTTTCAAACAAAGAGGCTTGACTTTCCACCGTAACCTCACTGCCGGGTTGTACCATGCTGGTGATTCCAGCAACGTTCTCACCAATGACCCAAGCGGGTCGTATCTCCCGTATTGCCCGAAGCATTTCCGGCCAGAGGTAACGGTCATCTTCCGCTCCCCTTCG